CTCAGTTCTGCCAAACCATCTCCGTCATAGTCTACATAGCAATAGGCTTCTACATAAAGAACTCTGCGTTGATTGTATGTCGATAGTGGTCCTGGTGTTGTACGATCTGGATACCTAGCCCAGTATTCATCATTATCAGTAAATGCTACCTCGTCAGACAAATAGTCATCTAGCATATCCTTGTCATAGCCCATAGCTACCAGATCACTCACTGTAGCCATCGTTCTATGACCTACGACCTGTGCATCCTCAAGACTGGTCGCAACTGAGTCCACGAAAAATTCTTCAGGTGGCATTGTCTCAACACGCACACGATCTCGCTTACGTTGACGCTTAATCTCTACGTCATAGATCATTGGTGGTTCCATGCCTTGAGCTACCATCATCTCGACTTGCTCTGGTGGTACTTTGGGGTCTGGTACTCCTTCGACTGATACGGCTTCTACTCCATCTTCGTCCAACAACAGTCCGAGCGTTGCCTGATCTAGCCCTTCAAAGCTATAGGTATGCACCTCAAGCGAGTCATCCCATGACCACTTTACGATACCACCTTTATTGACCAGTGCATCCTTGAACACACTGTAAAATATTCCGACAGAATCATTGTCTTCACGAAGGATATAATTCACATAATCTGTAGCCTGTTCTGACATCGCTACATCTTCTGGCCCTCTGGGTACAAACTCGACCATGTTCTCTGCACCAAAGAATACTCGCATCAATGATGGAAGCATCGCCTGTACACTATCACGCACATCTCTGCTGACTACCTGACTACGCCCATCCACCTCATTACCAAAAGGTTCACCATTGTAGTAACGGGTAGACTCAGCTCGGATCGGGCTGATGTCATCATCAATGAATTGGATAGCGTCTTCGATGTACTGGCGAACTACAGTTTGCAGCTCGTCCTCTGTCATGCCTACACCAGCTTCGGTTTCGGCTTCGTCTATATACGCCAAATTATACCACTCTGTTAAAAGTTAGCTTTCCGAACTTACTCTTATTTCTTCTAATGTTCAACAGTAGGGTCTAGGGGCAACACCCGTGTTGGAGGGAGACACCTTGTTTATTTAAGTCAGGCTACCACGCCAATAATAGCCGTAACCCCCTAGACGATTCCTGCTAAATCTCTTTTTAGTTTGCCCATCCTTCTAGTCGATCTACCCCCTATAGCAGTACCAGCATCGGACGCAAAGGTCAATACAAACGCATCCGCAGCATCGGGACTGGCAACACCACGCTTCTTCAAATCTGCTTTAGATTCTATCTTCACCTTACCACTAGATGTGTAATTATATCGCAATGTTGTTAGTTCAGCCTTCAAGCGATCATCTTTGGGTAGCCGTACATCACGACCTTCCAGCCAGCCTTTAGCCTTATACCACAATTCTGCACGAAGGTTCAGATAAGTCTCACCCATTGCAGGACTCTCTGACACATTGATTGCGTAGGCTGGCAAACCAAGTTCTCTGAGTCTATCCGCTACACCAGCACCGAGTCCTATCGCATCCACAAATATCTCTTCAGGCTTTTCGGTTGCTGTATCATATTCTGCCTTGATTGCACCCGTGAGTTGCATAGTATCCAAGCCACGCCAGAGTCTAATCGGCTCTGTAACAGCATTACCTTTTCGCTTACACAATGCAGAAGCATCAGAACCAAATCGTGCTACGTCTACGCCCCATGTAATCGGACTATACTGAGTCGGCATGACATCTCTGTTAATCGCACCATCTGTCAAGTCCATACTGATAACAGTATCGTCATCACCTTTTGGAAATTCTCCGAGTACACGAACACGATAGGTGTTCGATTCTTCACCATATCGTAGCTTACATTCATCTACATATTCTTGCGAGACTCTTGGAGTTTTCTCACATGACACATGAAATGTAGTCCAGCGATCCGATAGCTTGTGAAACGTATCATAAAAATACCCAGAACTTCTGACAGGGTTTCCAGCTAGAACCATCGAAGCGTGTAATGCACTCATGCTACCACCAGCAGCTTCATACACAGATTCGGGTACACCACTCGCCTCATCACAGATCAATAACACATGGTCAGCGTGTACACCTTGCAGTGCGTCAGGCTGTTCAGCTCTCGATGTTCTAGCAGATATGAAGTTACGCTCTGGATCAGCAGCCAGTTCTATTCTGTCAGCTCGAACTATAAACATATCCCTAAAGCCTTCAGGTGCTTGCTTGAGCCATGCCTTTGCTTCTGGAAGTAGTGCATCGTGTAGCTGTGCAGATGTCGGAGCAGTAATCACAACCTTCGCATGATAGTGACACGAAATCCACCATAGTGCTAACCAGGACAGGCAAGAGGTCTTACCGACTCCATGACCAGACCGGATAGAAACTCCACGATCACCATTAGCCACAGCAGTCATAACTTCGGACTGCCATTTATCGGGATCGGCATTAAGGATATTCGTTACGAATAGCGTGGGGTCTTTGCGAAACTTCGCAATCGAGGTGGCAAAATCCATTATTTATTCAATTCAAGTTTTACCTTTAAAAGTGCAATTTCTCGTTCTAATTCTACTACTGATTCTTGCAGGTCCATAATCTGTTCAGTGAGCAATCCTGTAGTTCCTATATATTTTTTTTGGCGATCTGCCACATCCTGTATCAAGACCACGGCCTGTGCATCTGCACGCTCCATCCCCTCGAATCTCGCCCCTGCTACCCAGGTGGCAACCAATATGCTGATTGCAAAACCTACGGATATAGCTGGAAGCGAACTCGCCTTGGATACTGGACTACCCATCAATACTTCACGTTAGCTTTCAATGCCCGTAAGTGCTTTCGTGCCATATTCAATGTCTTGTGGGTTTTCAGGGTGTGCCATACTCCAGACTTGCGTTGAACTTGCACTGCTTTCCCTTTAAGGCGATAAGGCATCTACACACCTCCCGTTTGAACAGCAGACAACACTCTGATCTCCATACCAACAATTACTCATAGTCGCAGAACAGGCAAGAGCTATCAAGAGAAAAAGCAATACAACCAAAGCAGCCCCCAAGGGAAACCTTTGACGAGATAAACCCTTGAGGACTGGAAATGAGAACTCCCTGACTCTGGCTATCACTTCTTTTTCTTCAGAGATGGATACTTCTTCCCGACTGCTCGCCTAACCTTGGACTTCTCGCCATCTGTTCCATACTTCGACACCATAGCCAGTGCCATCCGAGCGTGTTCAATATCATTGATCGGATAGGCTCTCTGTCTAGGAAGTGCAAAAGAGCTTGACTTCATTCTCTTTCTCTGCTTGGCAGTCAGTCGTGCCATCATCTCTCCTAAAGTGTGGATGTCACCTAAATCTCAAACTTACCGAACTTACTTGTACCAGCAGTAGTAGGATTCTTAGTCATACCGAGTTGTCTCCTGAGTCTGGAAGAACTCTGAGAGGGCGTTCTCATATTTAGCTGTCGCATCGCAATATCTTGCTTCAGTTGATGCAATTCTTCTGGACCGCCAGCGTTTCTTAGAGCCATTTCCAGTTCTTTCTCACTAATTGCACCCTTTAATCCTTTGAACTTCTTGCCCGGACCATTCGCCATGATCTGTTTCCCTTTCCTTAAAGTGTGGATGTTCCTCAAGAACTATACTACAGTATTCACAAGTAAGCCATAGCAGTGTAGGCTGCTGTCTATGCCCACAGGCCACGCAAGTTATAGGCTCCCGATAGCTATCAATGTGTCTCGTCATAAGACCTCCACATATAATCTTTTATTGTTTAATTGTATTTATATTGTTCCAAGTGTGTTCCATGTACCTGTTCCAACCATACAACATTACAAAAAAAATGTGATGTAGTGCAATAGCTTACGGGGTATACGGGGGTGTTCCAAGTATGCGTTCCATGCTCAGAAACAAATACCCCCTACTCTTCTTCTTCCACTTGGATGTCTGTAAAAATTCTCAGACCATCTTCAGGAGCTGAACCATCAACCCCAAGTTCAGTAAGTTTCGGAGGTGCTGCATTACTCACCACCTTAGGCTTACTCAAGAGCTTCTTCGTTTGCCACGGAAGTAGTTTGATTCCATGCTTCGTAAAGTATCCCAT